ATCTACAATGATATGTCCTTTATCTGTTTTCTTTTTTGGTTTCCATCCAAGCTTAACTAATCGTTCACCTATTTGTTGTCGTGAACCTAAATTAAATTCTTTATATTTTACTTTTGTAAATGGCTGTCCTTTAACATAACCTCTAGCTTTATTATTTACTTTCGGTATAAATGTTTCTTCTATTTTTTCTGGTGGAAAAGACTTTCTAACTTCAGTAGTTAAGTCATTCATGTCTTCTTGAAACTTAGCTTGTAATTCATAAGCACTAACAACATCAATAAGAAATCCATTGTCATGTTGTTTCTGAATTATCTCAGCAACTTTATGTTCTAATTCAATTGATGAACCAAAGTCAGTCATCTTTCTCATTAAAAATTTATAAAGCTTTTCTGTTAAAGCTACATCGTTACGACAATACTTTAACATATCATCACTAAGATAATCAAACTGTTCAAACTCTATTTTGTTTTGACCAAGCTTTGTTCCCCAATTTTTTAATGAGTGTCCACCATCTAAGATAGGATTAAGTAATCTTGATAACACTAATGTATCTGTAAGTTTACAATTTTTAAATATATCTTCACCTAAAAATTTTTTAACTACTGGTACATCAAAGCCAATAATATTATGTCCAATAAATTCTTTAGTTTGTTTTGCAAACTCTTCAAATCTATTTAAGTTTTTACCATCAGTAAACTGATAATAAGTATTCTCATGTTTACAAATGATACACCATATCTTATCAGCAGTCATTGTTGTTTCAATATCAAAAACTACTTTATTAAAGGTCATCAGCTTTAACCTCTTTCAATCTACCAGTATCAATATCATATCTTAAATCACAACAAGGTCCTGTTAATCCTGAGAATCTATTCTTCAATACTCTAACTCTTGTTGTGTTTCTAATATCTGGGTCATCATTTTGTGCATCTCTTTCTAAACCAATTACCATATCACTTAGTTGTCCTATACTTGCTGAACCTCTAAGCTGTGATAAAGATGTTGCTGCACCTTCCTCATGTCCTTTACCATCTGGTCTTCTTAAATGAGATACAACTATCATTGATACACCAGTCTCTTGTACTAGTGTTCTAAGTCTAGTCATGATTTCATCTAATGCTCTTCTCTCATCACCATGCGATTGGTCTGATACAATAATACTAACATGGTCTATGATTACATACTTACAATCTAAACCTTTAGCTAAGTATCTAACTCTTGAAACTATATTATCAATTGAGTTAGAACCAAAGTGGTCAAACATATATACTCTACCAGTACCTACTGTTGCATCAAAGTATGTTTTCATTTCTTCTTTACTTACATGTACATCTGGTAAATGTAATCTTTGATTAGCTTCAATACTCATCAAACCTTTAGATGTAATAACTGGTGTTTCTTCTAACATTAACAATCCAATATTATCTTCAGTTGATTTAAGCATATGATAAACTACTTCTCTCATTACCTGTGTCTTACCTAAACCAGACCCTGCTGTAAATGTAACTAACTCTGCTGGTCTAATACCATAAGTTAATTTATTCATACCCTCAAATGGATACTGAACAAATGCTCTAGTAGTTGGTTTAACTATCTCTTCAAATAAAACATTAGCATTTATAATTCCATCTGGTGCATATAACTTAGCATTCCAAAATGCTTTAGTATATATTTGAATTTTATTTTTACTTAAACAATCAGACGCATCTTTAAACTCTTCTGGTAATGTCATTATCTTACATTTACCAGGACTAAATAACTCAGCTACTTTTAGTGCACCTTCTTGACCATGTTTATCATTATCAAAATTAATAATAACATTATCAAATTGTTCTAAATAATCTAAACTATTTTTAACATCCTTAACTGCTGAAGTTATTCCATTCTTAATACTAACAACAGGTGTATCATACCTATCAGTCTTAAACATTTGATAAGCTGATAAACAATCTAACTCACCCTCAGTTATTATTATGTATTTGTTTTTGGAAAATAAATGTTCACCAAACAGTCCAGAGTTTTTAGTATTACCTTGAATACTAAATTCTTTTAGCTTAGTGAATCTAGTTTTTGTTGCAATCTTTGCACCTTGTTTATCATGATAAGGATAATAATGATGTGTTATATTACCAATGGAGTCCATCTTAACTGTGACTCCAAACTTCTTACAAGTATCTTCTTTGATATTCCTATCTATGATTTCTGCAAAATTAGATTCTTTGATAAAATCTTTGACTTGATATTCGTTTACTCTATTTGTTGTTTCATGATTTGTTTCCATATCGTATTCCCTGATGTATTGCTGACAGGAAAAACAATAAGCTGAACCATCTTTGTTTACAGATACTGCATCAGTACTTGAACAAAGTGGACATGGTAAATGATATTTAACAAATCCTTTTTTCTCTATGTCTTCCATTGTCGCCCTTTAAAATTTTAGTTAATTGTGAGAGAGCCAGATGGAGGTATCCGACTCTCTCATAGGAGTTAAGTATAATGACAACTATGAACATTATAACTTGTGGTTATTAGCTTAGTTAAAAATCACTATTGATTGCTTCACCATCTGAAGAAGTTCCCTCAACTGAAAAATCTTCTTTAGGTGTGTACTCAACTAAGTCTAAAACTTGTACAGCTTGTAGGTCTAAACCTTTACCAGTCTTACCTTTGTAATTCCAGTCATAAGATTTATACATGACTTTAACTTTACTGCCATTACCTACTATCTTATCTAATGGTTTCTTTTCTGCATCAACAAGTTGTGGTTGTTGATTCTTATCACCATTAGCTTTAGATACTTTTCTTTTAAACTTGATAATGTTTTTAATTGTTTCATTATCAACACTAGTTTCACCAATTGAGAAACCTTGCTTTTGAAATTCAGATGCTGTTGCATCATCAACTGCTAAGTCTAATCTCCACATTGGTTCAAACTTTTCATTGGGTCTAGTTATTGAAGCCCAATAAGCTTTACCTTCTACTATTGCCATAATATTTTACCTCGTATGTTAATTAATTTATTTGACATGTCAGAATCTATATCAAAATTATTCATCGATGTCAACACTTTCTGAAACTTTTTTTTCAGTTTGTTCACTTAAAACTTTATCTATTTTCTTAGATAAATTGTCCTTTTTATTCAACTTACTTTCTAAGTCAGAAATCTTTTTACCCATTGATTGTATATCGTTATTAGCTTGTTCTAATTCAATTAGTATTTTTTTAATTCTTAAATCTTTATCTTTAATTGTTTTAAAAGATTCATCTTTCTCTTTAGTTAAGTCAGCTATCGTATCTTTATATTGTCTAATTAAATCTTTGTCTGCCATATTATATACTGTAACAGTCCTCCTTAAATAATTCTTTGATTGGAATAACAACACACTTACTTGCTCTATAGTCTCCTATATTTTTAGTGTGTGTCTTTTTATATTTCTTAACTATCTTCTTTAATCTTGCTACTCTAAAAACTAAAATGCAATGTTCTTTCTTATCTAGTTCCAAGATATGAAACCACCACTTAGCTTCAGTCTTATCAATGCCTGAAGGATTTCCTCTATACTCATATTCAATTGCAATGTTTCCTGTTTTTCTCCACCAACTTCTTTCAGTTTTAATTTCAACTTGTTCTTTACCTAATAAGTCAGCTACTCTTTTCTCTCTAACTTGACCATACTTTAGGTCAATATCAAACTTAGATGTATTATTTAATTTCATTATTGTTCACCTGCGAATGTACAAATATATTCTAAAATAAACTTATGTAAGTTTTTATTTTTAAAACAATCTAATGCATTCTTATCTTGTATTTTTTTCTTTAGTCTTAAAACGAAGTCAGGTTCTAAGTCTGCATAGTCACACACTAAAATAAAATTCTGATTACTTTTATGAAACCATTCAATTGAATCTTCTATAATTCTTTTTCTTGAATAACCCCAAGCATGTATGTCTACTCCCATTGAATCTAATATTGTTCTAACAATAACAGACCTCCATAATAATATTTCTGGTGATACTTTATAACCAGAATTATCTTGTAATGGATTTACAAATGCTTCAGTCTTTAACATGTCTAATCTTTTTTAATATCTTTTGCTGTAACTGTTTTATTTTTTTCAGAAACTTTTTTAAGTTTTGCTTTATAAATTTTCTCATCTATCTCCTCTATTGTTGCTCTAGTATACTTAGCCTCTTTGCTAATTATAATAGCATTATCACTAAATGTTATTTTATCTTTTAGTTTATCTTCATCTTTTACATCTTCAAAGTAATCTTCAATTTCTAAATCTAAATTAACATAAGATTTTTTTAATATAAACTTTGTCATCTTCCCCTTTATTTAATGTAGTACTTACCTTTTATAATATATCTTTTTGTTTTATACGTTGTATCTATTTCTAATATTCTTAGAGATAAATATTTCTTAATCAATCTTTGTATTACTCCTGCGTTAACTTCTGGAAACTTTTCTCTTAAAGCTTTAATTAAATTTCTTTTCTTATAATTATTATTTTCTATAAGATTAAATAGAGTATCTGATATTTCAGCCTTAACAGATTTTTCTGTAGTTGGTTTTTCTTTTTCAAACTTAGATACATCTATCTTATATTTATTTAATAGATTATTAAACTCATCTAAGCTTGACCAACTATAACACATCTTAGGCATACTAAGATTAGCTAATAGCATTCCTAATTTTTCAGTCTCTAAGTTATCACATTTATCTAGGTATGTAAACACTTCATTATCTAATGGTACATCTTTATATTTTTTACTCTCATCATACATCATGCTCATACTCCTTTATTATTTGTATTGCTCTAGCTTGGAAGGGATGTTTCTTTATGTATCCCTTCCACTCTATATAACCCAACATTTGATATATACTATTCTTACTTTTTATATTCATGTGCTCCATCATTTCAGTAAATGAAGGCATAACTTTATTTTCTTTAGAATAATCTTTAAGAAAAGTAAACAATTGGTATTGTCTTTTTGTTAACATAATTTATTCTAACATACAAATGTGTTTATATTAAGGCTAAAATAACCTAGTAATATCAACACTTTAATGATGCTTTGCTCCTTCCAGTCTCAATTGTCTTTCATATTTAACTTCAGCTTTTAGATTTTTTATTTCTTCAGCTAACTTTAATCTAACTTCTTCAGCATGTTTTAAGTCTGCTATCCAATCATTCGATTTAAATTTTAAATTATTAAACTTAACTTCTAAATCTTTTATTTCTTTTATTAGATTAAAATTATTTTCTGCAAGTTCATTAGTCCAATCTAATAGCTTAGAGTATTCATCTTTATTATCATCTAAATTTTTAGATAACTCTTCAAGATAAACATCACCATAAGATGTCACATCATCCTCTGTCATTTGTGTCCTCATAATTATAGTCCTTTGATTGTTCAAATAAAAAGTATTCATAATCTTTATACTCTGCATTTTCTTTCATGATGCCAACATAATGGTCAGCACTATGTTTATTAACAAATTGTTTTTCTAAAATATATCTATCACTAAATTTAAATTTACCCATAACAATATATCTTCTTAGTTCATTTTCTTTTTCTTCTTTACCAAATCCAAACATATTATAACCTCCTTAGTTATCGTATTGATGTTGTTTAATTTTAATATCTAACTCTAAGTGTTGACCCTCATGAGCATCACATAGTTCTTCTAGCATTGCTATAAATTTTTTGTGATGTACTCCATCAGTACAACTTAAAGTTAATTTAGTTAAGTCATTGTCATACTTTTCTTTTTTAGCATTGTACTCTTGACCTATAACTTTTATATTATATTTATCTATAAACATTTATATACCTCCTTGTAAAATATTTAATATTATTGATAGTGAAAATATTGCTAACAAGATAAACACTACACCAAAAATTGTATGTCTTAATGTAGGCTCTTGTTGTTTTTTTATTTTCTTATGTCTTCCCATATACCAATCTCCAGGTTCATAATCCCATCGTTTACCATGATGCCCTCTCCAATCAGCATACTTCATTCTTAGTTTTACTATTATTGTTTTAATTGTTGTTCTCATGTATTCTCTTTATCACAAATAAAAAATTTGTCAAGTACTATTGTAAACTTTTTTCTTTGCATACTCCCATATCTATTAATTGACTAGCTTGTCTTCCAAACCAACCTTGTAGTTTCCATGCCATACCAGTATCAATTAAATACTGCCAAGCTTTTATTTCTTCCTCTGCTTTATCACATCGAATATAACCCTCACATATTCCAACTGCTTGATGTAATTCCATAACTAACTCCTTTTGTAATTTTAATTCTTGATATAATTTATAATGTTGTAGTTCAGATTTATTACTAAATACTTTCCT